GCAAGTGCAATTTCAAGTCGTGATTCTTCATTACTTAATTGAATTAGGTTGTAAGGTGGGTAGTTAGTCTGGGTTGTGTTCCAGAATGAATCGAAATAACTATCCATTCCTATGCTGTTCTTTGTGATCTTATCAAACAGTGTTGGTAAGTCCGCAGCAGTGTACCTTTGAATTTCCATAGTGGTTCTCCTATTATAGCGAGTGTTAATTTTGTCCCCGAAGGCGACACTACTAATTATAACAGCAGACACAAAAAAGGAGGTTCGGTTATTCCTCCTTCTTCTTTCCTATGTTGTATTTACTTTCTAAAGTCCAATCTCCCTTCTCTCTATATGCAAGAACTTTGATTTGACTTAGAGGTGCTACGTCAGCAATACTCTCTTTGCTATTGATTGATACCAAACCCCAGTCACCTAGCAACTGTACTATACGATTCCTACGTTGCACATCATTAAGACTTAGGTTTGCTTTCTTTCCGTCCAGAGCAAACAACTCTTTGAAATGCACGATGTAGTACTTGCCCTGCTTATGCAGTATGTGACATGATTGATATAATTTCTTTTCTTTTCTGGATGCTACTCCAATTCTTGTCAGTGTTT